AGGAATAAGACTGCTACCAATAAAACCTACAAGATCAGCAGCTTGTTTATTTTCCTTGTAGTACTGTCCCAGATCACTATCAAGCTCGCTTACCCATTCGAATGCGTCATTGTATTCTTTTTCTGCTCCAAAGAAGTTTGCAATTGCAACTCCTGTGTTGTAGAAAGAGTTAGCTCCTGAGAGAACGCTAACTGCGGTAAACCTAGGGATGTTAGAGACGGTATCATACCAGTCAGCTGGCGAGAACCATGATTTTCCATCATTGCCTATGTTGTGATTATCAGCCGCAAGTAGGGTCGCAGGGATGTTGTATAAAGCATCCTGCTGAGCTTCTACCGCTGCTGCAAACAAAGAAAGATCATTCATGGCTACTATTGTTTACCTGTAATAGTGTTAAAAAGCACATTGAATGGATCGGTTCTGTTGCCAGCATTTCTCATCAATGCTGCCTTAACCTGAGTTACATCAAACAAGTTAACTGTAACTTTTCTGCCTAAATTGTCGCCGGCAGGTACGGTAGTAAAGTATCCTGTCTGAGAGGGAAGGCCAACACTTCTATAGTTTTTATAAGTATTGTTATACGCCATAATCACAGCAGCGTAATCTGCAATACTATCAGCAGCTTGCTCTAGTGTAAGCTTTTTAGTTGCAACGGCAGCAGCAGCTTGCTCAAATATACGCTCAGGAGGAAGATCTACAATTCCTGCATCTTCTTGCGCTTTTAAGACTGCTCCATACAGTGGAGTCTCTTGTACAGTTTTGCTTTTTACAAGAGAAGCAAAAGGAAGAGCTCCGTATATATTGCTTGCATCTCCAGGCTTTATAAGTCTGTGTGCTTGCTTTGCATTTTCCAGTGCAGCAGAGTTTACGCCAGTAAGAATTTCCTCTGGCTTTGTAGCAGCTTTACCTTGCAGAGTCTCTTTGTATTGTTTTGCTGATAGTTCAATAAACTCTTGCAGAGCACCTCTAGGATCACCAGGAGGAAAGCGTACACCAGCTTGATCAAATAAGACCATAGCTGCTGCTGGATTGTTAGCGATATGAGAAATTCCGGTACTCTTCTTAAGAGCACCAGAATCATACCACTGATCCATAAGAGCTTTAGCTTTTCCTCCTGTACGCATGTAACTATTGACTTCTGCTAGAGTCATAGGAGGAAGATTATAAACTGCGCGTCCTGCATTAACTGTGTCTACAAAGACACGCTGTTCTTCTTCTGTTGCTTTATTTTGCCTCAGCTTCAGCTCATGCTCTTGCCTCTGTAGTCCATACATTTCTGTGGCACGAGCAATTTGTTCTGCTTGAAGCTGATTGGAATACTGTTGCTGGAGCACAGCAAGACCTTCTCTGTTAAGAGAAAGAACTTGTATTAAATCAGTAATATTGCTGCGCATATTATTTTGCTTTAGCACAGCTACTGCTTCTGCTCCTTTTGCTACGGCTTCCTCTACTCGATTCAGAACTGAAGCTTGAGTAACCTCTCGCTTCATTGCTTCATTTGTACGAAACTGAGTCTGAGCTGCCTGATTAAGCTGATTCAGACGCTGAGTTGCAGAAGCAGCAACACCAGTTTCTTCAACAGCAGTCTTTTCGTGGATAGGAATAGTAAACATGGCAGCTATACTGCCAAGTATATCTTCTCCGAACGGCTTGTTTCTTTTAGCTTCTGCTTTCTGTACTTCTGTGTTTGCTTTACGTACAGCTTCCCTGGCAATAGTTGCAGTCTGCACAACTACGTTTTCAGGATCATCCATGTTAACGCCAAATGCTTTAGCAGCAGCACGATTTTCTTCTGCTGTCTGTAATGCAGCAGCAGCCTCAAGAGCAGTCTTGGCGATATTTATTTCACTTACAACCTTAGCTCGCGTCTCTTGCTCTCCCTGATCTTGACGAATCTCTGCATGAAGTTCAGCAGCAGCTTGACTAGTACCTCTAGTCTGATTTAGAAATGCATCCTGCTGCGCCATTAACTGCTTGAGGAGTTCGCTCATGAGATTAGAACCACTTCTTGAGAAGTTCTTCTAAGAAAGTCTGCTGATCGGTAGTAGAATTTCCACTGCTATTAACAGTCTCAGTAGTAGGAGCACCTGCTAATGCAGCAGCAGCGCCAGCACGAGCCATGAGATTACTTAAAAACAGTGCTTGATTACTGCCATTAAAAGTACCGGCAGCAGCACCTGGCCCCATAATTGACTGCATACCGCTATTAGGATCTTCCATATATTTGCGGATGATCTCCATAATTGCTTCTGGAGAGAGTTGCGTCTGTTTAGTAGACGTTCCAGACCTACTGTCAGAACGAGTCTCTCCGCCTCCAAATAAGGAGTTTATTCCTTTAAGGAGATCAGCTCCTTGTCTTACAACTTTTGCTGCATCGCCGACTGTGAAATTCATACCGCCCTCCGTAATTCCAGCAGGAATAACTCCAGAACCAACACCAGTACTTGCAGGCCCAGCTGCAGTTCCAGCTAAAATACCTTCTTCAAATCCACCCCAAGCAGCTCCCTGCGCTGTTCCAGTGGCTCCTATGCTTCCCATCCCTCCACCAACATTTACTACCATTTTATCTAATCCTGCTGGGGCAGTAACTCCGTAGCCAGCAGCTATACCGCCAATTCCAGCAGCAAGAACAGAGCCTAAACCTATATTTCTTGCTCTATTGGCTGCATTAGTATCAAAGCCAGCAGATGCACCAGTCAGTTTTGGAACCCACCAATCTCCTTGCCTTTCAAATTCTACTACTTCTCCAGTGTCTTTATTAGTTTTAACCAGCAACTGTTTTCTACCATCTTTAGTGGTATTGAATCGCCAGTTGTTTGGATTTAAGTTATCCCACTGTGGGAAATATTTATTTACATTATGTAGATAGTTGTAATAATCACCAGTGTATTTATCCTCAAACCCAGAACCCCAAGACTCAGGAGAAGCCTGTCTCCAAGCCAGAGTTCCGTCCCCTGTAGACGAATCCCATCCAGCTTCTTCTCCGGGAGTGTAATACTGGTCCTGCCAATCACCTATATGAAAGGCAGGAATGTACTGTCCAGAACTTAAACTAACTCCACTAGGGGCACCAGAGTAATTTACTCCACTAGCACCTCTGCCTTCTTTCCAGGCATCTAAAAATGGATTAGTTGAGGACTGAAACTGCGGCTCTCTTGTAGAACGTGGAGCAAAAGAAAGAGCGGCCATTTATGTATCCGACTGAGTACGACGCCAGTAGCGAATTCCAAATGTTGCCAGAAACACAGAGCCTAACATAATTTGATACCACAGCGGAGTAAACTGCAATGCTTGAAATCCAGCAGCTACGTAGTATGCTCCGCCTTGCCATTCCTCAAAAGATTTAGGAATAAAACAGAGAATTGCTGGAATGGAGACTACGCCAAGTACATACTCATCTTTATGAGAGCCTTCTGCTTGACGAGCAAATTCCATTTCCCAATTCAAATCTGCTGTAAGTCCTTGACTGATAAGATTAACCTTACGTTGATGAAGTGCGTCCTCTAGCTCCAGTTTACGGAGTCGCTCAGTAGATTTAATCTTCTGGCGCTCTGAGAAATAAGTAGCTACTGCACCAGGAACACCAGAGAAAAGAGAAAGCAGGTTCATACTGTTATTTCCCCACTTGATGATGCTTGTAATTATCTCGCTCTAGGTTAGTTATTCTTCCCTCTAGCTCTAGTATCTTCTTATCTCTTACATCAAAATCTCTACGTGCGTCAGCGGCTCTATACCTATCATCGGAAGCTGAAGAAAGTTGAACTTGCAGTGTCTGTACTGTAGCATTTACATTCGTCAGCACAGCCTCTGAGCGTGTAATTCTATCTCGCATGTCTATGATTGTAGTTCCAGCCCACAGAAGCAATGCAAGACACACGGCCACAACAATTGTCTGAATGTGTTTTTCCACGTCAGTTTTTCGTCGGTCGTGCTGAAAGTTAGCCATCAAAGTCCTCTTTACAGGTACAGCGAATAAGGACTTTTACCTGTATGCAAGTTTAGCGTGACCACAGGAAAATTCCGAGTGGGGACTGTTATTACGGAATTGTAATAGTTATTACGTTACCTACACGTGTAACTGTGACTCCTGCACCTACAAAATTTAGTGTAAGTTCTATTCCAGGACTCCCCACATTGATGCCTTCATCCTGAAACTGTAGTTTTTCTAACTGAGCAGCAAGAGTAAAAATAGCAATATGAATTGGACGCAGCAGTTTTAACAACTCCTCATCTTTAGTAGAAGGAGTTAGCGGTAACTCTTTTAACAGTGTGGAAGAATAGCTAAATGACACTATACTCTCCCATGAGTAGAAAAAGTAAGTATGAGAGAGTTTATATCAAAGGGGCCGGTGAGAAAGAGTTTATGATTTAATCCTACCTGTAAGCCGTTAAAGATTTTTAATCCGCCAAGACTGTAGGTAGTAGTAGGAGTTGTGATATAGTTCGTAGTCTTTCCTTGTAGTGATGTATGTACAGTGCAAGCAGTATTAAAATCTTCCCTATTCTGTACCTCTATCTGCTGCAAAGCACACTTGGAACCACGAGTAAGTTGATAGTTTCCTAGTGCAAGTACAGCATCTGTAGGAGTTACAAACTCACTGGAACGAACTACGTATGCAGCGCCAGAGCTTTGTAAAAAGGCAATAGAGTTATCCTCACGCCAAGTAAATACATGAGTATGTACATGCTTTAGCATTCCCCAACGCTGGAGTGCGGTGTCATAAACAAAAGCAAACTGATAGGGAGTAGTGTCAGTTGGCCCAGTGCCGTCTCCTACAGAGATAGCTAAATATCGCTCACCTACAAAGTTAAGGGCTACAGACCACCTAGTATTTGATCCAATTGTACTGTATAAAAATTGTCTTAAAGCAATATCATAATTTACAAGCACTCCATTTTTTATTAGCTCTGTCAGTTCTGGGAGTACTATATCTGCACGATTGCTAGTGATACGTAAGAATCCGCTAAGGGTATAAGCATAGTGAACATCTAGAGAATCATCTCTAGTTACATGTCTGAAAGAAATAATGCCAGCAGAATTATAAAGTTCTCTGTATATGTAAGGATTAGCAATGTTTCCTGTAAACTCAGCAGCAATTATGTTATACTGGCAGTATACAATAAAGCCCCAGAGAGTTTCTACACAGTAAACTATGTTTCCTTTTGCTTCCTGTACCTGCGTATTAAATGCACCAGTGATAGTACTTGGAGCGTGATCTAGTGGATTCGTAAGACTACTTCCTCCTATAGTGGTGCTATTCCACCACATAAGGCGACCACGAGAAGCAAAGATTCCATCTAAGCGATTAGCAGGAAAGCCAGTCAGTAACCTACTTACACTCAACGGTATTGGCTCTACTTGAGTAAATTCATATATACCGCCAGGAGGTATATCTGTAGCATATGCAATAAATAATCTAGCGTTAACTTGTGCAGTGGTGAGGGTAAATCTATCTGTCTCAATACCACCAGTACCAGCAGGAGCATTTACAGCTATATCTATAGTTGCTCCATCTGAGGGAGCATTATGATATGCTGTTGCTCCAGTAAGAGTCCTAAGACTGAGTAGATGTATATTATCTACAGTAAGAAAGCCAGTAGATTCAGAAACAAATAGCTGGTCTGCTGCAGGAGGAAGTGCATTAAGTTTCTGTGTATATCCTACACTCTTATACCCATACTCTGTAGGAAGTACATTATGCATATAAAATGCTTGCGGAAGTCCTTGATCTTTATCTTTATCTTCCTGACTAGCAAGCTTTCTCTGATAATCTTGATCAAGCCCAGTAATTATTACTGAGCGACCAAAATTATCTGGATCAAAAGGAAATCCTTTAGAACCAATATTTGCACGATACAGAATCTGTGCCATTAAGAAACTCGTATTTTTAATGTACTTCCTGTACGATAAAATCCATTCACTGGTACTCCAGCAGTAGCAGCAGCAGCGTCATCTACAGCACTAACTAAATTTGTTAAATTTGCATTGCGCACTTCTAACAATCCACTCCCATTAATCCAACCCTGTACTGCACCTGTAGATGCATCACGAAATAAGAGCAAACGTGCGTTATTGCTGCCAGTACTACGTAAATCAAGTAATCCTTTCTGTGCATCATTTGGTGTATTGCCAACAATTTTTCTACTTTCAGATGTCTCATAACAATTTTGTGTACCAAGATCATTAATATTTGTGAGTTCTACACCAAAACCACGACCAAGCACTTCACATCGCAAAGAATTCGCAGTGAATTGAATTTCATAAGTGGATTGTCCTTGAACTCGTTCGAGTCGTGGATGCACAATAAGAATATTTTCTCCATGAATAACTGCTGCTACCGTATTTGTACTAGAGGGATGTGCATCTTCAAATTTTGGACCATAGAAGCGATGATTATTAATTTTATTTGTGGCATCGTGTGTAACTTCTAGATTAAGTCCATTGTAATTTACAACATCGTATGTAGTAGTATGATTTAGAGATCCACCATACCAATCACATTCATTGCAATAACCACCACCAGCAGCATCGCTTACAATAAGCTGTATATTTGTTCTGTTATCGTGAATATAATCAAGATGTATATCGTTATATGTAAAGCCAAATCCATTGCCGTGACCTTTTACACCAACACGAAAATTTGAACAAGCACGAATATCTATATCACACCAAGCAAGATTTAGTAACTCAATACCAATACTAGTTCCAGTGTAGTCAGTACTTGTTCTCTCTACTTTTATACCAGTAACATTAAGTTGAAATGTATTGGCGCTAGCTTTGCCAATTATGATGGCTGATTTATTTGATACACTTGATTCAATTCTACCAAAAAAATCAATAGTTGAGCCGTCAGGTAAATCAAATTGAATTGTATCACTAGTTAGATGTATACCAGGATCTAAAACAAAATGTGGAGCTATTAGTGTTTTTGCATAGGCGATAGCAGTCTGCAGAGCAACAGTTACATCAACTAATGCAGTGCCTGCTGCAACATCTACTCTCTGAGCAGAAGAATAGAAGTCACTTGCATACACAACTGCTCTTTCACGTTCTTGTAATTTTCTAAGAACAGCTCCTGTACCACCTTGTAGAAATCCGATTAAGTCAGTTCCAGAAGCGCTAGCTAATTCAGTTAATGTAACATAATCATTTTCAGCAGGTGCGCCAGGAACTACTGCTCCCCACACAGTAGTCATCTCAATATCCTCCAAGTTCAGCAAGACCAAGAACTTTTATCTGCTGCACATATCCAAGATCATTAGGATTACGAGGATCACCTTCTATAAGATTTCTCATTCTTGCTTCTTCTTCGTCTTTTCCAATAGTTTTGAAAATTGTGCGAGCCGCTTCATAGACGATTGCAAAGGGAAGTTCTTCTGCAATCCAGGAACTGTAACCTGGATCTAGAATGCTAGGATGCTGGTAGTAGCCGATGATAAAATTCTGTTCTTCACTACTGGAGCGAATATTAAGAGTACTGCCTGCCATATAGCAGACATCTTCTCGATTAATAGACACTCCATCTACTACCATATCGACAGGTACGATAGTAAAAAATCCTGCCCCAGCTAAGGTGACAGGATCTATTTTACGCAGATATTTAATGTTTCTCCAACGTGGAAACGTTGTTTTGTAATCGAAAGATTGTATAGTTTCTGCAGTTGGAAAGGAGATAGTAGTTTCTACCAAATCTTTGTAATAGTAGTCAGTGCTATGCAACTTCAGTGTAGCTGCTTTTATTGCAGAGGTACTAGCAGCAGTAAGATCTGGCCGAGAAGTGACATTGTAAAGCTCAATTAGCAACTCAGCCAGAGTCATGATTACGCCTTGTCAATTTCGTGAGCAGCAGGAACTCTAAATGGAACAACAGGAGTCACTTTAACGCCAGAATTACTTTGAGCAACATTACCTGCTAAAGTCTTAGGAGCAATGATATTTTGTGGAGTAGCATAACTACCACCATCTCTCACAAGTCGTCCAGCTTCCTCAAGCTCTTTCAGAAGCTCCGCTCGCGCACGGTTGCGAATTGCCCTGCGCTCTGCTTCTTTTGGATCTAACTCGTCTTGCGTTGCTTCTTTGAATTCTGGATCAACGAAGATAAACCTAGTTCCACGACCTTCATTAAGTTGAATCTGAAATTCAGAGCAGACACGATCTAATTCTGCAATTTTCCTGGTATCATCTGTGTAATAAACACCTTTGATGAAAACTGCACACTGACCAGAAATTCCTGCATCACCAAAAACATACTGTGCAGACTCAGAAACATGCTTATAAACTCGAAACTTTTTCTGCTCTTCTACTTCACTCATTTAAATCTCCTAATTTGGAATCCAGGGAATCCGGTTTTTTATGCTAGACCCGGAAACTAGCCCCTGGAGAGGTTCTTACCAGCTAACTGCGCCTATCCAACCACCAGAAACTGCTTCCAGTTGTTCTGGAGTAAGTTCGACGAGTTCCACAGGTTCTACAGAGTCAGTAACTTCAGTAGTTTCGCTCATGATATTAGCCAGCCGCAGCTGCCGTCAGGTTGAAGATCCAGCTATTTGCCGGAGGATTCTTAACAAGAGCAGTCAGTTCAGTAGTGAGAGTGCCACCTTCGGCATCAATACCATTGTCCTGAGCCACATTGCCAGAGCTGTTAAACTCTTTGTTCTCCGTACGACGAAGATAAGCAACATTGAAGCTAGACAGATCGACAGCAACACCCATTTTCTGCCAATCAACGTTGCTGTTGAACAGTGGATGTTCCACCATCTTGAACGTACCACGAGGAGTACGGAACTCATCGAATTGCAGACCATAAGCATTCTGCTTGCTTTCGATGTTGATTTGGTAGCCAGTAGCAAAACGAGCGATGTTAGTAATCACACGTTTCGCATTACCACCAACGAACAGAACTCGCTGATTTCCAATTTTCGGATCAGTGTTCTGATTGAAGCAAACATCCAAGAAACCTTCAAGCTGAGCATACGTGGTAGTACCGCCAGCGGTAAACACGTTAACTGCAGCCATGTAACTCGGATAGTAAGCCAGTGTATTGATAAAGCTGTGCAGACCATCCATAGTACGGAAAGGCTGACCATTACGCAGACCTTGAAACTTCTGTCCGAAGAACAGAGAAGTCTCAATGTCTTTTGCATGGAAACCAGCGCAGTCTTGACGGTTTTCTGCAACGTTAGTAACGCCAGCAAGCATTTGCGTGGCAGCAGCCGAACCAGAAATTGCCCAGCTATTGCGGAAGATCTGCGTCACGTTAGTCAGACGCACAGGCTGAACATTCTGAGCTTGCGGACGCAGCGAAGCTTCTTCAAATGCATTACCGATTTGATAGAGATTCACCGTATCAGCAATAGCAGCTGCAGCAACAGTACCGACACCGCGCTGAACTTGCACTTGCGTAGCAGAAATAACCTGGTTGATAAGAACAATTTCACCAGTGCTATTTGCACGCATCAGCATGCCTGGCAGTAAGTTAGCAGTGCTGGTCACAGTAAAGACATTAACAACACCATCAGCAATGGCACCATTAAGCGTCATCTGTGGAAACAGCATCGTTTTGCTGAAGAAGCCATGCTCAACAGCAACAGCAGTTTCTTCTTTCAGCATACTCGTCATACCAAATAGCGGTGCTTCGCCATTCGGCATGAGCCGAGTAATCATACCAGCAAAGGACTTCTTTGCATGGTCTTGGGTAAAATTACTAGTAAAAATAGTACCAGCAGCCATGTTCTCAGTTCCTCTTTAGATTTTCAGATTACAGACCGACACAATCGAACGTGGCAGTGCCAGTACGAACGAGCAGGAAGTCACGAGAAGTAGTAGCAGAAACAGTAGCAGTACCAGTTACGGTAACGCCAGTGCCACCAAGAATCGTGAGAGTCTGCGCAGAACGATTGCTAATAGTGAATCTGTAGGAATCACCGATATCCATATTAGCAAAACCAGCAGCAGCAAGAATCTGAGCAGCAGTAGGAGTAGTATCACTCCGACCAACGCTCAGTCCGCTACGTGCATAAACACCACCAGCAAGATCAGAAATAGTAATGGTGCGGTTAGCATCAGTAGTGCTGAGACTTACAATAGGTTGCTGTGCGCTATCTCCGGCACGAGCAGCACGCTGCAATGCACCGTCGAGAATCATATAACGAGCAAAACTCATGGTTTCTCCAACTTGTGGATTAAGATTTCAGAAAGAGGTCCCAGTCTTGAGGACTGTTCTCTTGCTTTCCATTTCCACCTTTGGTCTTATCCTTAAGTCCAGCAGTTTCATCTGTCTGGAACAATTTGCCAAAGTTGGTCAGATACTCGACTACTTGCTTATGAAGCTCAGCCGGAGATGCAGTAGGATATTTAGCTGCAAACTGCGGAATAAGAGCTTGAATAAGCGGTTTAGCTGCCGGATGATTCAGCGCCGGATTCGCTCCTTGCAGTTCTTCATCAGTGCGAAGTTTGCGAACTAAGTCAGGAAGCATACTCTGAATCTGATCTGATGCAGTTTGCCGAGCTTTGCCAGCCATTTGAGATGCCAGCATTGCAGCATATGCATAATTAGTCTGATTCGAGCGATTTATGACTCGTAACATCGCTTGCATCGCTTCAGGCCCACCAGCGTTGATTTTCTCCATATCTTCCGCAGTCACGGAGTTCTTAAGAAAATCAACGGTGCGAGCTTGTTCAAGAACTTTGTTAGGATCTACAGCAAAAGGATCAGCAGGGGCAGCAGGAGCTTTAGGGTCTATGGGAGTAGTTTGGAATAAATCCTTAAAAGCATCGAGCGGGGATACTGGAGTGGTAGATTTGTTAGGATCAAGATTGGCAGCATTAGGATCAGGTTTAATGCCAGGATCAGGATTAGTAGTGCTAGTACCAGCGCCAGCGGATGTATTAGGCTGCGTAGTAGCAGGTTTAGTACCAAAGATAGCTTCGAAAATACTCATTTTTACTCTCCAGTAGATTCTTGCTCTTGAGCCACAGCGGCTTCATTAGCAATGGATAGGTCAAGTAAATATTGCAAGGCATCTATTTGACCAGATAGATACGCTTGTTGTTGAAGTGAAGTTGTAAGCTTTTCAGAGTCTACAGTATGAGCAAGTTTCTGTTCTGCTACTTCTGCAAGATAATTCTGAATGTGCTGTTTTTGAGACTCAGAAAGAAGAAGTTTTTCATGATCCTCAAAAACATATTTATCGAATCTAGTTGCTACTCGTTTGCCCATTTTGTTCTCCAGGAGTATAACCAAACTGCTGCGGTACCGGCTGTGGGGGATACGGCTGTTTTTGTTCAGCTTTCTCGTTAATCTTAGCAATCTCAACTACTGCTTGTTGCCATGCCATCATAGCTTGTTCATAAGCCATTTGCTCTGGTGATTTCTCAAACTCGCGAAGATCAGCGCCACGCACCTTCATAAGATAAGACACCATTGGTGCCATATTATAACCAGCAGCTACTTGCGGAGAAGAACTAAAAAACTGCAGAGCTGCAATCCATTCATCACCAGAAATCAGTTTATCACTTGGAACAAGACCATCAGACATCTTAAACTCAAGAACTGCTTTTCTCAAAGCAACGGGATCTATTTGCACAATCTTTTTCTTCCCCTGCAACTGCAGAGAAGCAGCTCCTTGGTATTGTAGAATATTACTCTTAAGCATTTCCTTAAGAGGAGTCATTGTCTGAGATTCAATATGCATTGCTACCATCTGATCACGAGCAGTAGCATTGCCCATTACATCCTGAAATTCCTGCTTGGTCTTATTTCCTTTTACAAACTGACCTTGACGAACAGGATTCTGCCCACCCACCATATCAGAGAATCGCATAACGGCTGCAAGATCCTGCATATTATTTGCAGCCTGATCTTCTCGATAAGGGAAAGGAAATACAGCTTCTTTAATGTCTTTTCCAAAAGCAGCAGGACGTACAGGAATACGAGCAGCAGGATTATCGGAATTTATATCCTTGGCTGCTATTCGAGAAGGATCGAAAAGAATACGATCAGAGATAGCGCGTCTACGAGATGCCATATTGGCATTTACAAGAGCGCTGCTAAGATGCTGGAAAGGTTCTACATTTTCTGCAAGACTCTTAGTCTGATAGCCTAAACCATCATCATATGGCTGGCCTAAGAGAATTGGCAAATTGTCATGTATATTAGTCTGACGCTCTGCATATACTACGTGTTTGGAATTTACGATACAGAATTTCCAGATTTGCGGAGTACGAAGTTGAGGCACGCGCATTCCAAATTCCACAGGAATAATGCGAGCATAGAGATGAGATACTTCATAAAGTTCCTTATAATCAATCTTAGGACGGTATGAAGATTCTAATCCTGCCCACGCAAGCCAGTTCATACCACCAAATTTTTTACGATCTCCCTCAGTAGCCCACGTATCGCTGTTAATGCTGGGTATGTAATATGTATTATCTGTGGAAGATTCGAAAGCTGAAGCAAGACGGCCAGTCTGCTTATACTGAAGAGAATTTATATATCTTTTAAGTTCCACTCGTGACATGAGATCAGTGTAGCCAATAAAATCTCCACGAGTAGCTACATCTACAGGCTGATAGCGAGAGTCCCAAAAACAGTTATAAAGATCTCTACGCTTTACACTGTTTCCTGCCCAAAGAGTTTGTTTTGCATTTACACTACCAACACTCACACCAGCTTCTAGAGTAGGAACAGTGATAGAGTCCCAAGAACACTCTAGAGCATGAAGATTATATTTTGCTCCATCACGGAAGAATTTAATAAACTCTGCAATCCATCCACCACGAATCTGCTGATTTGCAATTACTGCTTCTAATTGCATTGCTTCATCCATAAACTGCGGAGAAGCAACTACACCAAAAATGGGATAGCCAGTAAGAAATACACCAGTTTGATAAGCAGTAGCAGATTCTACTTGTGGCATTACTATAGGTACTTGGATATTTTGAAACTTAGTAGGATCATAGTTGCGATTTGCTTGCTTTGCTCGCTGATGCTCTTGTGTAGCATCTAGTTCCCTTTGATATGTACGGTCTATTTGCTCGAACCGTTTACGCATACTGTAGTTAGTATTAAGCAACTCATATGCTTGTTTGAAAAATTCAATAACAGCAGTATGAGAAACATCAGAAAGAGCAAACGGAGTAGCAGAAACTGCGCTCATATTAGTAACCTGGAGTCCTATTTTTAATCATATTTTCAAAGCGAAGACTGTCTACATTGGAATCAACAGACGGATGCTTTGGTAGTGTGTTACCAAAAGGTATCAGTGGAGGAGAGTCTCCAGGTCCCTCAGAATACTTTGTATGTTCTTTTTCTATAGTCTTTTCAGTTTCCTGCATCTCCGCTCTTTTTGGATTATGCATACTGTATAAGAGAACAATATTACGCATGAGTTCCTGAAGAGAAACTTCATGCTTGCGAAGCTGAGAGGAATTTACAGTAAAGGGATGATTAGTAGCGTCCATTGCATACCTTTACTTGTAAATTGTAAAAATGAGTTTGTCTTGATTTACATCTCCTGGATGTCTCCAAGGAGGAGTTGCTAGAAGTTGCTCAGGAGTCATAAGAGCACGTTCACCAACTTGACGAGCTTCCTGTTCTCCTGCTAGATGGAGATACTGAAGATAGTTTTGAGAAAGTGGATCTGAGCCAGGTTTCAAGCGTCCAACTCGTTTTAGTTGTGATTCTAGTAATGATCCAGATTTAATATCTGAATCACTATATATTTCTCCAGGCTTTTTAAGATTTACCTGCGCTCCAGAGTATTTTCCTGCGATCACATCAGAAATTGTATTTGCACTACCACCAGTATTAAATCCTTCTTTTATTTGAATTGCATGCTGAATTTCATGCATTAAAGTTGAAATCAATGCATCTTTATTTTCTGCTTGAAGAACTATTTCATTAATATCATTTCTATGATATCCAGTAGCAACTGTTCCCAGATTTGGATCCAGTACAAGAGTTACTTTAGTTCTTTCCAGAAATGGATAATTCTTAAAAAGTTCCGGATGATCTAGAAGTTCTTTAAGAGTTCCTTCTGCTCCAATTCTTCCTGGAGTACCATCGAAGTTAAATGGAGTAAAATTCTCTAACTTTACTTTGGCAGCTGTGTCTGGAATTTCAAAACGAACTTTTCCGTCTGCAAGTGGAGCTGCTGGACGAAATACTTGTTTACTACGTACTGCATCCATGTAACCAGTAGCACTCTGACCACCCCACACTTTTTTAACTGCAGGAACTGCTTTATTTCCTACAACACCTAGAACTACTTCAGAAAGAGAAGAAAGTAGTTCTTTGAAACTCTTTTCTCCAGCTAAGAAAGGTGCAGCAGATACTGCAGTAGCAGCAGCCTGTCCTATGCCTGTAGGAGACAGAGAAAGAGGAGTAGCTACTGCTTCTGCAAATTCAGTGACAGGCTTATCTTTTTTAGGAGCACTAGCAATCGTAGGACCAGGACGCATGATTCCTGATTCCCATTTTTGCAGATCTTCTATAGATAGTCCTAATCCTGCCATTGCTTGCTCCTAAAATGGAGAAGTCTCAAATACATCTGCAACTTGCTCGCTGGAAAATTCTTGATTTACCAACTCGTAGTTACTTGCTATAAATTCTGCGTAGAGTTCTGGAACTCGTGGAGCATAAGCAAGTAAGTCAAGAATTCCATCAGTATTGTCTCGTTTAAGTGGATTGAAGGAAGTAATTTGATAATTTACAAGAGCAGAACAACTTGGATGTACACGAAGTTCTGGTTTTCCTGTAGTGGTACTAGGTAAGAGTTGCTTGAACATACCAATGATTCGAGAATTCTTACTATAGTGACCACTATAAATTTCTACTGCTTCAATTCCTGCAATTCCAAGCTGCTGACATATAACATCGAACCAGTATTTTAGAGTATACTGATATGCAGTGCTTTCAATAACTACTAGACGATATCCTTTCGTTAAGCACATTGTAATCGCTTTACGAATTGTATCACCTGGGGAGAAGCGTCCACAGTCTAATTTTGTAAGTGAAGGAACTCCGTCATACATTTCAAAAAGACCAATACTTACATCATCTGCACCAGGCTTATCAGTAGCAGGATCAATGAGAATATATCCACCCTGTGGCATATCTACATCTGTATATGGATAAGGTGGAATCTTATTTATGTCTATAAGATTATTTACAGAAGCATTTTCATCATTTAGAACTTCTGCATAAAAAATCTCTGCCTTTCCGGAATCTGCATCGTGACGGAACTCTTCTAGCAGTTGCTCCAGTGGATGCAATTCTTCCCACAGACTCTTTCCATCAGAAAGAATTCCACCTACTATGAATTTAGTCCAATGAGGATTTTGTTTAAGTTTACGGAGAATAGAGTGAGGTGTAGGATACATGTTTCCAATAAAAAGATACATGCATCCAAATGGAGACTTGGCTTTCATTGCAGTGCCAAGCATCCAGTTATATATGTTTCGTGATTCAGTTTCAGAATCTGCTGCTTCACGAGTTTGTGCATCTTCAAAAATCATTACATCTGGACGACGATTCTTGAAGTTGATACCACGAATACTGGTGCCTACACCTACTGCACGGAGAATTATACTACGACCACGAAATCCAAAAACTTTAAGATCTTGACGATCTATTTCTATGCCAAGACGCCAATCTCCGAATAGAGATTTAATATTTGGATCATCTAGCATTCCTACTACGTCAAGCAGTATGGCTTCCGCAAGTCCACTATTTGCACTTATAATTGCTACAAACTGCTTACGTGTGTAGAGAATGCAGTAGAGTACAAAAAGTTTTATAACTGTAGTCTTACCAAAACCACGAGGAAGGCCAAGAGCGAGCTTTGGAAATTTACGAACGAGATTAACTGTCTCCAGCAGCCATTTCCAGACTGCTAGAAATATTGGTGGATAGAAGTAAATGAAAGCATCTTTAAGTGCAAGACCTGCAAAGAAATTGAGATCAGTCTTTCCAAGTTCTCTTACCTGGTCTGCATTAAATGAAGCTTCTTTAACTTCTACTTCCGTATCCGATTGAAACATAAGAAATGGAATCTTTGGTAGCTGGTTTTTCTAAGGAATCACGAACCTTTAAAAGTAACTGACGTGCGCGCTCGCGATCCTGTTTTAGGAAAGCAGTGTTAGAGATCGATTTCTTTAAGCTGCCCTCGGACACTGCTCGAAGAGCTTGCAATTCGCGTAAGCTGAGAGCTACCATTTTCAATTTCCTTCCTTTCTGTGAGCAGTGCAACTTTTTCTTTAAGTTTCTGCCCCTGACTTTCAGCAAGTAGAGCAGGCAACTTGTGAGATTGTACAGTAATAAGTTGCTGCTCACCTGCTGATACTACACGATTATCTGGAGTGACTGTTAGTTGAAATTGTTGGACCAATTGTATAGGAAGTGTGAGAGATACGACATCATGTGTTTGCGTGATAGATTCTGGAGCACTTGCGCCGCGTCGTTTTGCAGCATTTACCACCTGTAAAATTCGTGTTGCTTCAATCGGTTTCATCACAAGCGGCAACAGATCTTTTAGTTTCTGAAGCGCTGAATCCTCAAGAGCATCTAGTGTAGCATCTCTTTCGTTATGTTGCTGTAAGCGCTGAAATCGAAGTTCCTGTACGCGAGCTGCAAACTCATCTCTACTCATGAGTTGAGAAATTGCAGACGGAGTCACTCCTAGAGCTAAAGCTACTTGCTCTTGAGAGATTCCTTGTCCTAGCAATTCCAATGCACGAGATTCAGTTGCAGTTACGGCATTCATGGCGGCTACGTCTCCTCTAGTACTTGTGATATTTTAGCAGTTGCATAGCGGTGCGAAGCACGGGGATAGCTTGTAGAAAAAAGTTAAAAAGTTTAGAAAAATTTACGAGGCGCTATAGAACTACATGCGGTCAGCAACCTAAAAAAGGGTCTACCCCCCGGCATCAGAATGATTCTCATTCACATCAACTAGCATCATCCGAACGGACTAGCGCATATGCGGTATGCAGGCAGGGAACCTCTAGAACCTAGCTAAGTCTTACTCTCGCAGTCCCGCTCTTTAACAATCTATCCAGTTACACAAGATCGCACCTGCGATGGCGAGTGCTGGATAACTCATGGAAGGAATGGAAATGACGCAAAGCAATAGCAACATCACTGCGGCCGGTGGCAACCTGGAAGCTGCCAGCCAGTTTGTGAAACTCTCCGCCCTCAAAAATAAGACGGTGGAAGGTGGCAAGCTGGCGCTCCGCATCATCAGCAAGGAGCGCACGGGAGAAGATGGGAAGAAATCACGAGACTTGCCGGAGTCTCTGGCACTCGTGATTCCTGATGATCTTGCACCGCTGTCGGAATGCTTCAAGTTTCCGGCAATTGCACAGTATCTGTATGATGCCGTGCATGAGGTGCAAGCCAGAATTGCCAAAGCAGCGGCAATGCGAGGTGAGGCTACTGTGTGGCATGTGCAATTGATGCCGCAGAAGCTTGAGGAGTTTCTCGTTGCCAGCAATGAAACGCTCGGCAGGCTTACACTGGCAGAAATCGCCGGCATTGTGGCTGGAAACTGGGAAATCGTGAAGGCAGCATATGAGACTGCTACGGAAAAACAGATTCCAGCAGACAAAATGCAGCAAGCGCAAAACTTCTGCCGCGGAATTCTGGAAAAACTCTGCGATGGCGCACCGATGCTGGCGAATGAGAAGCAAGAAACTTTCGCTCAGTTGGTTGCGGAGAGTGTGAGCGGAGAAATCGCAACAAAGCTGCAAAACAAGGTTGCAAAAGCTTTGGAGAATCGCAAAGTGATGCTTGCAGCTGCGGACGATCTCGGAATGTAGCACGCAGTGCTAGTTAGCACCCTCACAGTTTGCTGAGAAATCAGTAAATTGTGAGGGTGTTTTTATTTGTATGCTGCATTGCCGCATGTCAATATTGACGTTTTGACGTTTTGACGTTTTGACAGCGGCCCCCTTGCCCCATACCTCCGGGCACCCTCTCTGTTATTTTCTACCTTCTAGAGAGTTTCTCAACTCCTCCTTACTTACTCAAATCCTCCTTACTTAAAATGTTTTTCTTAAAAGTGTTATTTTTTTAGTAGGGGGGGCCGATATACTGAGGGGACGCTAAGATGCAAGATGGTAATTACACATTGCCTTACTTATGCACTCTTATGGGAGTTAGCTGAGAGTGCATAAGTAAGCGGCTGTGCCGCAGTAAGCACCAGAAGTGCCCCGTTGACACCCAAAGGGGGGCATGTCAACATGTCAATCCGTCAACATGTCAACATTGACGCGCGGCCTCGCCGCAAATCTTTTTTTGGAGTCTGAAACAATGAAAACCACGAAAGTAGTTACTTGTGTTCCTTCTGCAGAAGCAGAAAGAATTGATGAATTGCAGAAAAAAGAAGAAAAGCAGTTCTTGAAAAACACAAAGATTTCTCTTATTAGTCTTTATCATTTCCTACCAAAACAAGAATTTTCAGCTCTCTGTGAACAACTCTCAGAAAGAAAAAACTATGAAATCATTTTGCTAGACCTCAAGCTAGAAAGAGCAAAAGCGGAAAAAGAAATTCTAGATCGCCTAGCCTTTCGTAACAGCGGACTTAAATAAGGCAGAAAATGAATCTCTTCTCTTCTCTCCCACGTGAGAAGTGTTCTGTATCTTCTCACTACTGGAATCTCTGCTGCCCTTTCTGCAATGGAAAGGCACCAAGGAAGCCTCGGAACTCGAAAAAGAAAACTCTCAGAACCCACAGGAGCGGAAAATGATGTACATCAAGCTTGAAAACAAAAAAGAAGAAATCGTTGCATACATTGGAAATCCTGATGTCCGTGCACTTGCACTAATCACTGAAGATGTGCAATGTGACGGAGACGAACTAGATCTTGCTTGCAGAATTCTGAATCGGGAAGTGAATGCAAGAGTATTCACTTTCTACGGAGATAATGCAAAAGAAATTGTTGGTAACTGGTCTTAACTGAAGATAATAGAAGGAGTCTAGCAAATGCCAATTGAACGATACAGACCCTCTCTAACGGCAGAACAGATAACTGCAATCTGTAATCTCTGTCGTGCAAATCCTTCCGGAGACTCTATAGACATTCTCCGAACTCTAATTCCTTTCGAAGCAAAAATTCGGGAAGGAATTAAGTCTCCAGTTTCTAGTGTAGAGACTCTAGATGAGAAGCTAGGCTGGCCTTCGGCAAAAACAACTCTACAAAGTCCAGCAACTAAGAGGCTACTAGCTTACCAGAAGTGGCAAGCAAATGTGCAAGAATGCACAGTGGAAGAACTAGAGCTTGCTAGAGATCATCGCTATCTAGCAGGGCTGATGACTCCACTAGAGAGTGTAGAATACGAAAATGAAATGAATCAGAAAAGTGAGCTGCCAAATGGATGATGCACACAAAGCACGTGAAACAGCTAGAGCAGCAGCTATGAAATGGTGGAATTCTCTTACTACTCTGCAAAAGTGGGAAGTATTCAGCAACAGTCAGGCATTTGATAAAGATTGGAGTTTTCAGATGTTTTCCGGTAGCACAAGGGAAATTGAGAAAGAGTTTCAAAGGCAGCAAGTAGGAAAGTAATGCAACTACTGGCCCGTTAGCTTAATTGGTTAGAGCAGAGGACTCATAATCCTTTGGTTATAGGTTCGAATCCTATACGGGCTACCACTTTTTTACTTCCACCTATGGTGAAATCGGTAGACACAGCAGACTTAAAATCTGCCGCTCTTAGAGCATGCCAGTTCAAATCTGGCTAGGTGGACCAGTTAACTTTCTCGTAATCTATGGAGTCCAGCAATGAAAACCACTTGGCAAAAGATTTATTCCTTCTTCGGATTCTGGACTTACTATTCTCCATATTACAATGATCCAGAATACATATGGGAAAGAACTCTCTACTGGGTATGTCCAAAATGGATGAGAAGTTTCTGGTACTGTAAGATAGATATTGTCTCTTGGAAAGTAAAGAACTTTTAAATAATCCTTCACATCTCTGGAGTCTACCCGCTATGAGAATCCTTTGTGCATATTCTGGCATAGAATTCAACTGTGATCACATGCCAGGATTTCTTTCTTCTCGTGAAGCTTTCCATCCTGTATTTTCGCTCCCTCCACATAAGATACTTTCATACAGTGGAAAATGGGCAGCTTCTCAACTCACAGCCACCGATAGTTATTTGCTGTTTCTTGCAGGACTCCACAGCACAGAACTTCTAGAATGGAGAGTTCCTGTTGCACGTAGCGCACGCACTGATGCAATAGTTGCTCAGAATATGAAGCGACTATTTAGCGTACTTAGTAAGCTAGACGTAATTAAAAATCCTAGCTTCGCTACTCCTCGCTACGTAATTTCTCAAGAGACTCGCTCACTTGAAAATGTACGTTATTGGATTGATGCATGGCTAGAAAGCTATGAAGATTTTCAAGAAGGATATAAGAGCGTAAGTCTAAACCAGCAGATTCTTCGTAAAGAGCGTGCTCTTGAGCGTCTAATTAAAAATAGCTATCGCAGCACTCTCAGTTATGCAGGAATTCTAGCAGATTGGGCAGCTCTAGCTGGTGAGTTTCCAACATTTGCAACTTCTGTACTGGATCCTCTCACAAAGCAACCTCTCACCTGTTCACAATACTGGAAATCTCTTATCATACAGTGTGGTAAGAGAGAGGCTCTGTGGAAAGTAAATGAAAAGGATCTGCAGGAACTCATAGAGCATTGTGAACTCAACATAGAGGCAGGTACGATTTACAGTCATGAACTAATGACTTATCTTCGTACTGCATACCAGGAAATTACTAATCCTCTAGGTTTCGGTGCTCCAGGACTTAAAGGAACTCCATTTACTCTTCTTGATTCTGAAAATGCTAGTGTTGAAACTGCAAATCTCTTGGCAATAGTCGATAGTGCTCCTACTGAGGAACCACGCATAGAAAATTATCCTACAAAACTAGCATATCTCAAGGCAAAGATGGCTTATGGACTCGCACTCAAGCAACGCACAGACTCAACTAGCATTAGCAAAACTGTGCAGAGCAATGATAAATATGACATTTGAACTGGAGAAAATAGCCATGACACCTTCAAGCATTTTGCTAGCAAAGCAAGGATATGAAAAGACAGAAGTTCTTCACTCTCTCATAAATCACTGGGAACTTCCGCCACGTATGCGTGGAATTTGCAGTAAGTATTTTCTTCTACAGTGGAGTTCCCAGCATTTCTTTCAGCAAATACATGACGGAAAGCTAGTAGTAGATGATGTAGAATTCTGTGTAGTCTACAAATATAGTTCTCCTTCAAAGATTCGGAAATCAAATACCGTATGGCTGTCTTTCCGATACTGTGAGATTATAGATGCAGCTTACGTACTTGTTCAACATACAGACCATGTGGAGGCAGTATGAATATCTTTCTTCTTTCCACCGATCCAGCAGAATGCGCACAAATGCATGCAGATAAGCATGTAGGTAAAATGCTGTTGGAAAGTTGTCAGATTCTCAGCACGGTACTTTCTTTTGATCTTTTAGAAGATCAGCAAGAATTTATTAGATATTTTAAAGTTGTTCCGTACAAACCAACACATTTGAATCATCCATGCATTAAATGGGCAGCTAAGTCTTACAAAAATGCTTCTTGGCTATCAAAACTAGCAAAAAATTTAGCATTAGAATTTCGTTTTCGCTTTGAAAAAGAGCACGGTAGCGAACAACTTGCTCTAGCTTTTGCTAGAGATCATTCTTACGTAGCTCCACAACAACAAGATTTCTGCTGCTGTGTTCCTGAAGAATATCATCCACTAACAGCAACTCCCACTCCAGAACAAGTAGTTTCTGCATATCGTACCTATTACCAGCTAGAGAAACGACATTTGCTACAATATACAAAACGGCAACCTCCTAGCTGGATTGAATCTCCTCTAGCAATCTGGAAAATCAACGAGATGCCTAAGTAAAAGCTTGTAAAAAGCGCGAAGGGGGTTGACAGCAGCCGCTAGCTGTGAGACAATCACCATTCGCGCTTTTATTTCTGGAGTCTTTTGAGATGCAAAAACCAAAATATACTGTTTCACCAGAGTTACTTAAAGCAATGGCAGCTCGCTTACGTACAGCGCAGCCAGCTAAAGTAGAGGAATCAGCATATGAATACACAGATGAGAAAGCGCAAGCATTCTTTTCTCCGCGGGAGAAAGAGTTTTTATTTCCCAAAAGTGAAGATTTTTCATCTCCATCCAATGACTCCAGCTCTCACAGAACCAATGGAGAAGATGGATCAGCTAATGAAAGACTGGGAACGGATCGTTTTGGAAAAGTCATCGAATATAACGACAAGCAGCTGGAAGCCATAAAACTCGGAGGAACTGGTCAAGATTGTATCATCGTAGGTGCAGCAGGCACCGGTAAAACCACAGTTACCAAAGCTGTAATTGCTGAACTCATACACAATGGAAAAGCTGGAGTTTTAGGTAATACTTCTGGACACAAGTATCTGCAAGCAGGAACTCCAGGAATTGTCTGCGTTTCCTTTACTAGACGTGCAGTTACTAATCTGCGTCGCAATATGAGTGCAGATATGGCAAACAACTGCATGACTATTCATAAGCTTCTAGAGTATGCACCAGTTAAGTATGATGTAATCGATCCTGAGACTGGTAAAGAACGTACAATTATGCGTTTTGAACCGCAGAGAAATGCAATTCGTCCATTGCCAGGATCTTTGCGAGTAATTATTTTTGATGAAAGCAGTATGGTATCTGTGGAACTGTATAATCTAGTGATGCAAGCATGCTCCCATAAGATGCAAATAATTTTCCTTGGAGATATTCAGCAGCTGCCACCTACTTTTGGAAGTGCAATTCTTGGATACAAAATGCTTGAGCTTCCTACAGTGGAACTCACGCAAGTATATAGGCAAGCTTTGGAATCTCCAATTATTCGTCTTGCTCACCGCATACTGAGTGGAAAACCACTACCAGGAAAAGAATATCCTGAATGGCATTTTCCAAATCAGCTTAAACTGCATCCGTGGGCTAAGAAAATCAGCGATGAAAATGCTTGCATCGTATATGCTGGCGCTCTTTGCCAACGTATAGAAGCTGGAGCATACGATCCTATTGAAGATATGGTACTCTGTCCATTTAATAAGAGTTTCGGTACCATAGAACTTAATAAACATATTGCTCAGTATCTTGCACGTAAAGCAGATAGAGATGTTTACGAAGTAATTGCTGGCTTCAATAAACACTATTTTAGTGTTGGTGAGAAAGTTCTTTACGATCGTGAAGATGCAGTTATAACAGGTATTGTACGTAATGGAAACTATAGTGGCGTATCTCCTCAAGTAGAATCTCCTACTCTTAGCTACTGGGGAATTGATTCTGGCCATGCTCCAGCTCACGGAGAAGATGACACAGATTTTCTTCTTCAGCAGCTTGCAGCAAAAGCTACAGGAGATGTAGAAGAACGTACTGCACAAGCATCTCATAGGCTTACAATAGAACTTCTAGATACTGGAGATACTGTAGAAATAGATACAGCAGCAGAGATAAACGCTCTTCTTATGGGCTATGCTCTCACCGTACACAAAGCTCAAGGATCTGAGTGGCGCAGAGTATTTCTTGCTCTTCACCAGTCTCATGCAATGATGACTAGTAGAGAACTTCTTTATACAGCAGTCACTCGTGCAAAAGAAGAACTTCACGTAGTCTGTGAACCAGAAACATTTACAAAAGGAATTCTCAGTCAGCGTATTAAAGGAAATACATTGAAAGAGAAAGCTGAATTCTTCAAGGGTAAGCTTGAGGAAGGTGATGGAAAACTCTTTGCAGGTAACGGAGGTAAGTGATGGAAAATACACCTAAATCAATGAGCACTCGTACAATTTTTATGTACAACTGGATTAAGCAAATCATTGTTCCAGTGCTGCAAGCGAAAGCCAGTTTTTCTCTTAAACAAAAGAATGCAGCAGATAGAAAGAATCGTGATCGTACTGCTGGAGATCCTAAGCCAGCAGGTACTAAGATCTCTCGTATGGCAAAAGAAGGCAGAATCGGTAAATCTCACTGCTAGCAACTATCACAGCCCACAGCTAAATAAGAATGCAGCCCCCTCTTGACAGCACCACCGAGTCAGTGCATAATGACATTCCCCCGCCACTCGTGGGAGGTATATCTAAATACGAAGTCCAAGCAGCAGGAACTACAATTGAGATGACAACTTCTCATATTGCAGCTCATGTAGCTTATGAGTCTTTATCTTGCCGGGATAAGACTCTGTTTCAGTACCTCGGCAATGGCAATAAAATTGTTCTTCGTTTTTACAAACGCGCATAATGCGCAGGAGATAGTTAGAAAATGAATGCACCTGTTGAAGCTCCGGTCGCAACTGTTGTTGATGTTGTCCCTGTTAAATTCCACTTCAAGACTAAGGAAGATGAAGTCACGAAACAAAAGACTCGTCGTCCTACGGTGGAACTGAAACTTCCGCTTGTTAATCTGAACGGCATTATCGAAATCATCAACAGCGGCGATGAGAAAATGATCACGCTAATGGTGGATTCGCTGCGTGAAGTGCAAGTTGGTCAAGCACGTAACGTGGTGAATGAGAAAGAAGATATCACGCAAGATAACTTCCCTCTCGATACTGTTGATTGGAAAGCAATTGCGTATCTGCCGCCTGCGCAACGTCGCGGTGCTGGTATTCCGAAAGAGCAATTCGACGAATTTGCGAAAGACTATATCTCGGTTATGCCTGCTGTTACTGGTAAGACTGAGAAGCAAGTTGCGAATGCTGCTTTCTTCTTCCAGCAAAAACTGAATCCGCTGAAAGCGCATCCGGAAAAAGACAAGCATCTCTCGAAACTGAAAGAACAGCTTGCTCTGTACGCTGGCAATTCTGCCCGTGCTGAGGAATTCACCGATGTTATCGAATTCCTGAACGATAAAGCAGATGCGCTCATTAAAGCAGATAGCATCAATGACGCTCTGCAGAACATGTAATTGCTGGGCCGAGAGCTGATGTAGGATTACCTCTCGTAAATAAACTTAATCCTTCTGTCCTGAGCATGACAATAAAAGGCTCTTTTAGTCTGCACTCTCCTGCAAGTAGAAGTTTAAATCCCGGTGTGAGCGCACGCTACGGAACCACTATAAAGTTCCAGCAGCGAGAGTGCAGTCTAAAAATTTCTGCAATACCATAAGTGTAGTGTGAGGCAATATCAGGGTGTATGGGAAAAAATTAAACGAGAAGGCACAGCTTTCGTAGCTGCGCACCCATTGCTACATCCTAGAATTATAAAAGCAGTAACGAAAGAAAAGTATATGGACTCGGTATACAAGTGGCAGCTCTCTGAGAATCTTCAGACTGCCACTCTTTCGCATTCTATAAAAGGAAGTAGAATTACATTCACACTTCGTAAATCAATAGGATCGGATGATTTGTGATGACCACACCTGTGATGCCTACTGAACTCTCTCAAGCACAGCTTATAAAAGCAGAAATCTCCAAACTCCAGGAAGCTCTCCTCAAACAGATGCCAGAAATGCCTAGCATTCTGCGCACAATTCACAAGCAACTCAAAGAAAATCCAGACTGTGTTACGCTGCTAACTGAAGAAGAGATTGGACAAATTGTTCTAGGTCTGGAAAAACATACAGGCGCTGTGATAGTTGCTGATACTGTGAAAAAGCAAAGCACTACTGGTGCTAAAGCAGTAAAAGCTAAAGTCGCACAGATGAATCTGGATGAAGACCTGTGAAGCAGCCTACATCCTTTCTCTCCGATCTACTTGTAGCTTACAGAATTATAAGAAAATTGCGGAGTGGCTCGGAGACTATAGCTACATCAGGCCAGCTGACCGGAGACTTTGCAAAGCTTTTCGGGAAGCAGTACAGAGTTATCTCATTGCACGGTACGGTGATTCTACATCCACGCAGTTCCGAGTATTTCTTGCACTCGATATTGCAGAAACTTCGCTCAGTTTTGTAGGGCAACAGGAACTTGCAGAATGCATCCAGAACTTAGCAAACTCAGTCACTCCAGTCGTCTTACGCTCCATGAATGCCCTAGACGCTTCCAACTTTACAGACTTGCCAGAAGTGAAGCAGCCCCAAATACAGATGACGAAGAAGGTACTTTTGGATTCGGACACCTTGTCGGCTCTGGTATCCAAAATTGCCTCATCGGGAAAAGTTTACAACAGGTAATTTGGGAGGCTTTTCTTGCATACACTTCGGATCTCTTTTATTTGGACGATAGAAGAAAAAAATCCTTCTGGCATGGTGTCTTTGCTATTAAAAAGTTTTTTGCATTACGAAGCGCAGGATTCCTCAAGGACTACGAACTTGTATACTACGATGGTAAACCTGCCTGCGAGCTTGGTTTCAGAATACATCTCCCAGGAAACTTCTCGTATAGAGGATACGTTGATGTCGTACTTAAACACAAAACAAGTGGTGAAGTCCTAGTCCTCGAAATCAAAACTTCTAGCTGGCCGGTGGTCGCAAATGCTTTCAAAAATTCTGGACAAGCACTTGGATACAGTGTTGTGCTGGATCATATTTTCTTGGGTCTTAGTAGTTATAAAGTCCTTTACCTAGTATATAAGACAAGAGAATATGAATTCGAGCCAGTGGAATATACAAAGACTCTATATCAGCGAGCACTCTGGCTGAATGAGCTTCTTTTGGATACACAGAATATTCAGAGATATTCAGATGTAGATGTCTTTCCTATGCACGGAGAGAACTGCATAAATAAATTCGGCAAAGAATGCAAGTTCTTCGGCTTGTGTACCATGAATACTGCAAGTCTGGTAGCTCGTGCGCAGGTGAAGGAAGTAGTGGAAGAAAGTTACGATTTCGAAATTCCTTTCGAGCAACTAGTGAATACACAACTAGGCACTCAAGATCACGCACCTCAGAATACGCAATACATTCCTGGAGATACAGATGTTACTCTCTGAAAAGCTTTTGGCTTGTGCGGAATATGCACTTGAGAATCCAGATCACTTAGCTATAGATGTAGAAGAATTTTTATTCAAGAGTGATTTAGATGTATTTAATGAAATGGAAAATATTTTTTCTTCTAGTTTCAGAGATTTAAATTGGCCGCGGCTGCGAGGAGAAGAAGCATGTATTGCTTTCCTCTTGTGTAGAGAGGTGAATGCAAATGCCTAAACTCTCCACTGTTGCTGCAAGCGCATGGCAACATGTTCTAGTATTCGGTCCACCAAAATCAGGTAAAACTCGTCTAGTAGGTGAACTTGCGGAGCATGGCTATGAGCTTGTATGGTTTGATCTTGAATCTGGATTCAATACTCTTCGTCAGCTTACACCGACTGCGCAGGAGAGAATCAATCTTATACAACTTCCTGATTCACCATCCTATCCGATTGCTGTTGAGACTTGCCTTAAGGTTATTAAGTCTCCTACTGTACCTGGTACGTTTCATGAAATATGTGCAACACACGGGAAGGTTGCCTGCCCTGTTTGCAAGAAAGATGAAAGTAGTGTCTGGGAAAAAGTAAATCTATATATTCCAACGCCTGAGCGAATCTATGTATTCGACAGTGTAACTCAGCTTGTGCAATCCGCAGTGAATCACATGCGGAAAGGTAAACCAGAGGATTATAAATTTGAATGGGATGATTGGGGAGCACTTGGCTTTCTCATGGATCGCTTTCTTTCTCATGTGCAAACTGCTCCTGCTCACATCATTTGCATAAGTCATGAAACAGAAGTGGAGATGGAAGATGGAAAAAATAAACTGGTTGCTACCGCAGGCACTAGGAATTTCTCCCGTAACTCTGCTAAGTATTTCGATCATGTGGTTTATGCTGAGGTTAAAAACAAATCACACGTCGCCGGAAGTAGTACCACTTACTCTAACAATATACTCACAGGCTCTCGCCTTGCTGTTGCTACCGAGTCAAGTGATAAGCCAACTCTCATAGATATTTTCAAAGGGAGGATTGGTAGCGCACAGGTACAGCCATCGGTACTGAAAAATCTCACAGGAGCACTTAAGAAATGATTCTTATCGGACTTAGTGGCCATGCTGGTACCGGAAAAGATACTGCTGCCACGTACTTGAATAGGACTCAAGGGCTTAAGATATACCATTTTGCAGACGCTCTTAAAGAAGCATGTGTAGCAGCTTTTGGTATGGGACTAAATGCATTTACTGAACAGCAATATAAGAATGTTCCTGATCCATACTGGAACTACACTCCTCGCCAACTTGCACAGCTGGTAGGAACTGAACTGTTTCGTACGCGTTTCGGAGATAATTTCTGGATTCGTCGGCTGGAACTAGAATTTCGTAAAGCTCCACCTACTGGAGCAATAATTGCTGATGTTCGTTTTCAGAACGAAGCTAATTGGATTTGGGAACAAGGTGGATATATTATTAATCTAACTCGTCTTGGCTGTACTGGTAATGTAGGTATTGAAAATCATGCAAGTGAACAAGGCTTTTCTGTTCCTAACGAATTTTCTAGGAGGTTTTATGCACTAGCAAACAACGATACTGTAGAAGAATTGTATGCAAATCTGCATCATCTCTATCGTAATCAAATCTCTAAATGAGCAAAGTGAGTAAACAAATGAGCAAAGACCAAACTCTTGATGACGGCCTGCTGGATTCCGCTCTTGATGATCTGTCTGATCTTCCTGAGTTTAAGCCGTTTCCTGCTGGTGCATATCGTGTTGCTTTCGAATTCACTGAAAAGAAAGTGAATGATAAACCATCAGTGGAACTGAAGATGAAGTGTCTGGAAGTTCTCGAGCTGGCAGAAGAACAGGAAGAGAAAGATGTTCCGGTTGCTGGTAAATCGGAAAGCTCTGTTCTTATGATTCTGAAAAACAACGATGGCTCTCGCAATGAAATCGCGGAAGGTCAGCTGAAGAACATTCTGAAATCAATTCAGCCTGTTGTTGGTGGTGCCAATATCCGCGAAGTCATGGCAAATGCCAAAGGTGCGGAATTCAACGTGGTACTTAAGACGAAGTTGGATAAGAAGAATGATGTTCTGCGTCAGCAGATTCATGAAATCATCACCGGCTAGGCTGGCTAAGTAGCTCGCTAGCAGCGACTGGTTTGCTAGGTTCCAGATAAAAACCTAGCACTTCTGTGAACTCTGGAGATCAGTAATTATGAAAGTATACAGTATTACTATATCTCTTGCTGAATTGCAAGAAGCTCTGCGAGACTATGCAGAAAAGCATGCTATAGCTCAGCCTACTGCAGTGTATATAGAAAGTTTTGATAAAGTTAGACTTTCTGTGGAACTTATTCCCAATGGACTTGTAGAGAGTTTCGGTGAATTCAAGCACAGGATACACTAATGAAAGTCTTTAAGTATAAAGATGAAGAGTATATACAAATTGCTCCTGCTAAAGCTCTTTTCAAAAGCACCACTATATGGGAAGTAGTCAATCGTGGTGATGTTTTTGCAATGAGAGTCAGTGATCAAGTATTTACTGTGATTCCTGGAAAAGCAGCAGTTGAAATTCTTTGGTTTGCTGCTGGAAAAATTACTATTACTCCTCCTGATTCAGAATGAACCACCCACAGTTTCTTAAGTACGGTACTCCTATTACAAAAGTAATAGAAGAGTGCTCTGAACTTATTCAGATTCTCTGTAAAGTAGAGCGCTTTGGCTGGTTTTCTTTTAATCCTCTAGTTCCTAACAGTGAGAATAATTTTGAACTCACAAAGAAAGAAATGGATGATGTAGTGGAAGCTATAGAAAGACTACAAGAAGAAATGCGTCAAATTAAGTACGATCATTTTCTTGAACAAAAATGACCACCGAAAAAACTCTTGGCCTAGTCTGCACTCAGGAAGAATTAGAATCCTACGGCAGAAATCTTAAAGCTCTCGTAGGCCAAGCGAAAGTATTTGTTCGTACAGATTCAGAATTTCCAGTTCTTACTGGCCTAGAAGCATGGGCTAAGCAACGTGGAATTACTGGAATCTTCACTACCCGCTCTGATGTACTGGCAAAACTCATTCATGTAGATAGTAAGCCTAATCTGGATAACTATCAGGGCAGCTATTTCAAGAGAAACGATCTGGAATGGGTAATACTTCCTCCACTGGAACAGACACAGACGGTGCCATATGGAAAATTCATCAGCGGAAGATTTCTATCGAAACTTACAGAACCTGATTCTTGGCAAAGAGTACCAGAATTCTCTTACTCTCTTTTCGAACCGGGTAATGCGGAATCTACCTTTGAAAGATTTCGAACTACAGACCTTATCGCAATTGATATTGAAACCAGGCCAGACCTTACCATATCGTGCGTTGGATACACGGCTGTATTTTTGGAGGGGAGTAGCGGTAGGATTTCTACTCTCAGTTATACCGTTCCTCTTACTGACCTTGCGGCTCTGGCTTGGATCAGGAAACTAAATGCCTTACCAATACCTAAAGTGTTCCAGAACGGGAAATACGACTGCGCATATCTTTCAAGATATAACGCAGTTCCCGAGTGGTACTTATTTGACACGGCAAATGCAATGCATAGTTGGTATGCAGAGCTTCCAAAAGATCTGGGATTTATCCAGTCATTCTTTGTACGAACAGCAGCTTATTGGAAAGATCTTGCCAAAACTGGAAACTTGGCAGACCACTATTTATATTGCGCAAAAGACACTTGGGCAACAGCCATCGGTTTCTGTTATTGGCTTATTGAAGCACCAGAATGGGCAAAGCGAAACTACGCAATGGAGTTTCCAGTTGTTGCTCCTTCCCACTTTTGTGAGCTTCTGGGAATACGTGTGGATTTTGCAGCTCTGCAAAGAGCACGACAGAATTATTCCACCAAGCTGGAAGAGAAGCAAGAATCTCTTAATAAAATGCTCGGCGGCAAGCAGTTCAATACAGGAAGTCCGAAGCAGAAGTTAGCATTGCTTGCAGCTCTTGGCTACCAGTTTCCAAAAAATCGTAAACCTAGTACGAAAGAACAGGAACTCAAAAAAGCTGCATTCCAGCATCCACTTAATGCTAGGATACTTAATAAAGTAATTGAGATTCAGAAAGACCGTAAACTTCTAAGCACCTATCTCTGGGATAAAGACGATCCTACTAACAGAAAGGAATTCCATGGCAGAGTTCTTTATTCTCTCAATCCGCATGGAACAGATACAGGAAGAAATGCCAGTAGAGAGGGACAATTTTGGTCTGGAATCCAGATCCACAATGTTCCGCGTGGAGATGCTGTTAAACAGATCTTCGTTGCAGATGCCGATTTCTTATTTGGCGAATGCGATCTGGAACAAGCCGAGTCAAGAGATACAGCTTACATATCCGGGTGCGAGTCTCTTATCAGAGCTGTATCAGGAGATAAAGACTTTCATTCCGTCAATGCTAGTGCATTTTTTGGAATCCCATACGAGGCAATCTATGACTCTGCTAAAAGGAAAACGCTGGACAAACCATTGCGTGACTTATCCAAGCGGGTTAATCATGGTGCAAATTACAACATGGGAGCAGCAGTATTAGTAGACACAATGGGATACGAGAAAGTAATGGAAGCAAAAAAGCTTCTAAAACTTCCTGCTTATTGGGATATGCTGGCTGTTGCAGAACATCTACTTGCATGCTTTCATAAGACATATCCGGAGATTTCGAAAGTATACTATCCGTGGGTTTGCAGGCAGATTGCAGAAAATAAGATGCTTACTTGTGCAACTGGCTGGACTCGCTACTGTTTCTCTGATCCCTCTAAATCTAAGCAGGCACTCAATGCATACGTTGCGCATCCTCCGCAGTCGCTTAATGCTATGGTTCTTAATAGGGCATTTGTACGTGTGTTCTTGGATTTGCAAATGCACTCGGAACACTCTAGGAATTTCAGACTCCTCGCGCAAATTCACGACTCGATACTTTTTCAATATAGAAAAGGACATGATTACTTATGCAGAGAGGTTAAAAAGAGGATGGAAATCCCTGTCACAGTCACAGGAGCAGATGGAAAAGTAAGAACATTCACAGTACCTGCAGCAGTAAAAACTAGTCCGAATGCAACACATTGGAATCTTACTGGAGATTAGGAAATGGGTGGAAGTACTGGACTTGGTGCTCGTATTTCAGAAGCACTAGAATCAGATTGTCTCACTGAGTGGGAAAAGAATTTTCTGGTAAGTATAAAAACTCAACTCAATCAGAAAGGAACGCTCAGCGCAAAACAGATTAAGGTGCTGATGAATATTGAGGAGAAAATTGAGAAAGAAGGAGGTACTGCTGAAAAAGATGAAGAGCCGCCACTGAAGGCAGTAGATGACTTCGTGAATAATAGCCCATTCTGATTCTAAATCCTGTGAGAGAGGAAGGAAATAATGACTCCTATTGACATGACTCAAATACATGATCCGGAAAAAGAAATTTATGGAGATTGTTATAGAGCTTGTCTTGCAAGCTTACTAGAACTATCTCCAGATGTTTTTCCTGCACCTAAAAGTCCTGATCTTCCAACAGAAGAATGGCATAAAGATTACAAACAAAAATTACGTGAGTATGGAATTTATGCACTTAGTTTTGAAGTAGATAAACATATAGAAACTTGGTTTAAACTTTTTAAGGAAGAAGGCATAAAAATTTATCATACTCTAACTGGAGATTCCCCTAGATTTCCTGGAACAAGTCACAGTGTAGTTGCTTGCAACGGTGAAATTGTACATGATCCTCATCCTAGTAGAGCAGGATTACAAAAGATCACACACGTAGAATTTTATCTTGCTTTTGTAAAATAAAGTTATAATTCACAGGAAGGAACTGCAATGCTTAGCATGAAAGTAGCCTTTACATTTACTGAAGGCGGGAATTGGTTTGAAACAACTCTTACTACGGAGGAGTATACAGAAGTTCTGAATTCTGGATTCATTAAAGTTTCAGACAGTCCTAGTCCTCAACGCATAAAAATTGCAGCAATTCGTCTCGTGCAGTACGAAGAAGATGATGGTAGTGAAGCTAGTGTAATCTACGATTTCATCCTTAAAGGATTTCGTATAACTACAGTAAATGTAGAATCTCAGGAAACATAATATCGCAGAGAGGAGTTCCCCGTGCGGGATTTTTTTGACTCCTATCTGCACTATGTGCAAAACACAGAACCTCCAGCTTTCTTCCATCGCTGGAGTATGATTGCGTCTATAGGAGCGTTACTGGAACGACAATATTTCTTTCAACATGGACATTTTGAAATCAATCCCAATATCTATTGCATGCTCATTGGCGTTCCTGGTACACGAAAATCAACCGCAATCAAACTAGCAACTCGTACATTAAAGGCAGCGGGCTATGCAACCTTTGCAGCAGAGAAAACTTCAAAGGAAAAGTTTATTCTTGACTTGGCTGAAGGACATGCTAATGGAGAGGACATCCTTAACGAGAGTTTATTTGGCCCAGACCCTACTTCCTGTACTCCATGTTTTATTGCTGCTGACGAATTCAATGACTTTTTTGGTAACAATAATCTTGAATTTATTTCTCTATTGGGTAGTCTCTGGGACTACACTGGATCCTATGAATCACGTCTTAAGAACTCAAAGAGTGTGGTTATTCATAATCCTACCATATCTATTCTTGGTGGTAACACTCCTACTGCTTTTTCCATTGCCTTCCCACCTGAGTCTCTAGGACAAGGATTCTTCTCTCGTCTGCTTCTTGTGTATAGTGATCCAAGTGGAAAGAAGTTTACGTTTCCAAAAGTACCTCATGCATCGGAGACAGCAGCAGTAGTGGCTTCTTTGCAGCGTATAAAGTTACAGGCAGTAGGTAATGCAGTACTAACTCCTGGAGCGGAGAGTCTATTAGATAGGATTTATAAAAGCGATCAGGAGCTTACGGATGTACGATTTGCAAGCTATTCCACGAGAAGATTTACCCACTTACTTAAACTCTCTCTTATTCAGAGCGCTGCCGCATTCGCAAATAAAATTGACGAGACAGCAATTATTAGAGCTAATACAGTGCTTCACTTCACAGAGCGTTTTATGCCCAAAGCTCTTGGAGAATTTGGAAAAAGTAGACACAGTGACACTACACATAAAGTAATCTCGTATATTGAGAATAGCTATAAGGTAGTAACATTTGCAGAGCTCTGGAAGCAAGTGCATAATGATTTGGAAAGAATGTCTGATCTGCAGACGATCATACAGAATCTTCTAGCAGCAGACAGAATTCAGCCAGTGAACAAACCAATAAATGGATGGCTTGCTAAGAGAGCAATGGTAAGACAACCTGCCAGCGATACAGTGGATTGGGATTACTTAAGCGAGGAAGAAAGGAAGATGGAACTATGAGCACAGAACAGCGACCAATAGAATTTCATAAAGTAATGCAATTTATCTTACGTCCTGATATTGAAGGAGGTTACAGTAATCACCCTAAAGATCCAGGCGGTGCCACTAACTATGGAATTACACAGCGTACATATGATTACTGGAGAGAGAAGCATGGTTTGGAGAAGCAGCCAGTAAGCAATTGTACTAAACTGGAGGCTCTAGATATTTACTGGGAAGAGTACTGGAAGCAAGAGTGGGAAAATTTAGAATTCGGAATTGCTGCTGTTCTCATGGATACGGCAGTGAACATGGGACCTACAGCTGCTGCAAGACTTTATAAGCAAGGTAATGGAACAGTAAAAGAAATACTTGAAGCACGCAGAAAGCTATACAGAAAGATTGTAGAAGTACGGCCTACTAGTAGTGTGTTTATGAGAGGCTGGATGGCAAGAGTTGATAAACTGCAGGAGTTTGTAGATGCAAACAAAAACATTGGTTAATGTTCTAGATCACGGCTATGTTCGTTTAGTTTCCAGTATGGGAGATGATCTTTCTATTGTACGAGCTGCTAGAGTTTCGTATGATGCAGACTGGCGTACTGGAGAAGATGCAGGAAAAGATGAGAAGTTACTTGCATACCTGCTACGTAACAGGCACACCAGTCCATTTGAATCTGTAGTTTTTACTTTTGAAATCAAAGCTCCTATCTTTGTAGTTCGCCAATGGCACAGGCATAGGACTTGGGCATATAATGAAGTGAGTGCTAGATATACGGAATTGCCGGAAGAGTTTTATGTTCCGGAAGTGTCGCAGATTACTACACAAAGCAATAGCAATAAACAAATGAGAAGCTTTCAAGTTATTGATGAGCCCGAAGCTGCTATCAATATGATGAGAGCTCTTAATGAGCGTGCATTTGATATATACAAAAGTTTTATTGCTGCAGGAATGGCAAGAGAACTAGCTCGCACAGTTCTTCCTCTTGCTACCTATACTCGATTCTTCGGAACTGTAAATCTTCATAACCTTCTTCATTTCCTGTCTCTGCGACTGCATGAGCATGCACAATATGAAATCCGAGTTTACGCAGAAGCAATTCGAGAACTCATCAGAACTGTCGTCCCAATCACAATCCAGCATTGGGAAGAAATACAAGCGCAGTCTGGAAAGCAAGATAAGAAAACAGAAAAAAGCTCGAATAGCGAGCGGACTACTATTCAAGCCACCACAGAGTGTGCACATGTTTGGTCCACAAGCTACGATGGAGCGAAAAAATGTCAACAGTGTGGTACTTTCATTCCTCCAGCATTTACCTGATGCATGCACAGACTCAGAGCTACATCTGATTTGGCAAAGTAAAGTCTCTGATCTTGCAAAGATTCAAAAGACTAAATATGGCTTACTGATGTTTCTTACAAGACTCCTAGACGGAGCTACGTACAGTGCAATATATGAATGGATAAGAGGTAAGAATCTAGCACCAGTTCCATTTCTTGAAACTCTTGGTTATACTTCAGTAACAGTATATGTTAAAAAGGAGAAAGTAAATGAATTTAAGCTTCTACAGCCTGGACAAGCCGCATGTTATGCTCGACTTGGAGACTTTAAGCCTCAGATCAGATGCGATGATTCTTAGTATTGGCGCCTGCATGGTGCAGAGGAGTGATGACGGATTTTACAAGAAGCTGCTACCATATGAGTTTGAGGTTAGTCTTTTTCATGTAGATAAAAAAACTATTGACTGGTGGCAAACTCAACCGGAAGAAGCTAGGAAAGAAGCATTCTCTGGTCAGGAACTGCTTCATAAAACACTAGATGATTTCTCTGCTTGGTTTCCTGCCGATGCAATCATTTGGAGCAATGGAGCTTCTTTTGATATTCCTATTCTCACGTATGCTTATGGAGTACTAGGTAAGAAAGTTCCTTGGGGTTATAGAAATATGGGATGCTATAAAACTCTCAGGCAACTTCTTGATTATAAAGAAGAAAGGCCAGCAGACGCACCTAAGCATATAGCAATCTATGATGCGAAATTTCAAGCAGAGTGTTTGCTGAAGATGCTACACAAACTTCATTTTGAATATCGTCACGAAGGAGAATTCTTTGGCACTCACGATTAAACTCTTTGAACCTCAACTCATAGCACTGAGTGAGGAAATTACTTACCATCCTAAACTACAGGAGATTCTTCAATGGCCAGAAAATAGTAATCTTGATGCAACAGACAAGCTAGTAACTATTGCTAGCTACTGCCAGATTGAGATGAGAGCTGGATTTTACACGGAGCAAGAGCTGCTTGCAATTGCAGACTTGTGTGTTCAGAAGTTGAGGAAGATGAGATCAGAAATTATCATTGTTTCGTAGACAAAAAAAAATGCCCGCCATTGCAGCGGGCTAAATTCCTGCGGGAGACATTCGCAGGCCGGTCACAAGGTAGATTTTACTATTGCATTTTCGTTCTTGTATGCCTTCTAATCTTCCGATATTCTTGCACAGCTCCACCAATATTTTGAAAACTCCAAGTACCTGCACCGCCAAAAGTAATACCACCAACTGCAGTAGGTAATACACCAGCACTAGATGTTCCTATTCCATCAAACACTATTCCTCCAGTGGGAGAAGCAGTGAATGACTGAAGCCCAGAGCTACTTACATCTCCAACACCTGCGAACTGAATACCTCCTGCAGGTGATTGAGTTACAGACTGAACAAGCTCCCCTACTCCACCAAATTGTAGTCCACCAGTCGGAACTTGTGTCACTGCCTGCACAAATAGACCTGTGCCGGAAAATTGCAGACCGCCAGAAGGAGATTGGATTACTGATTGCAGAAGTTCAGAAGCTCCAGCAAACAAAATCCCACCAGTCGGATTAGCAGTAAAACTCTGCAAGCCGCTGCTAGAGACATCACCAGCACCAGCAAAGATCATTCCTCCAACTGGTGCTGGTAACACTCCTATATTCTGTGTAGCAACTCCTGAAAATACTATTCCACCTGTAGGTGCTGGAGCAGCAAATCCATTATTCTGTACTGCACCTCCTGCAAAAGTTAGGCCACCTACTGGAGTCTGAGAAACTCCTCTTGTGCTAACTGCCGCACCTGCAAAAATTATTCCACCAGCAGGTACTGCATTTGCAGCTCTCACTACATCTGCTACACCAGCAAATACAATTCCTCCTGTTGGAGTAGCAGTAAAACTCTGCGTACCTCCAGCGTCGCTGCTGCCTACGTAAGAATAACCTACGTAGCTCATGCATTACTCCCAATCACGAAGCCTACGGATGCACTGTAAGAAGCAGGAATACTAGTTACAAAAGCAGTTCCAGCATTGCTGGTAGTTGTTCCATTTACATTTGTAGCTTTGCAACGATAGTTTCTTCCAGCGTCACTAGCCTTGCTAAGAGTAGGAGTAGTATAATTTGCAGTCGTAGCTCCGCTTCCTCCAGTTACATTACTCCAAGTTCCACCTCCAGGAGCTTGAGTTTCCCATTGATAACTTGTAGCTCCGCTGGCTGTTATTGAAAAAGTTCCAGCAACTCCATCTGCAATTATTTGATTAATTGGTTGTACAGTGATTACAGGAAGTGCTGTACTTTCTCTAAATGATGCAGCCAAAGCTGCCCAGTCCATTGATGCTGAAGCAGTAGCTACTGGATCAATAGGACTTGTTGTTTCTGCGCCCCTAGATTGTCCAAGAGTAGAATTTACTGCTGATCCATCATCCCAATCTTCAGTCCATCCTGTTCCTGGAGTCCAAGTAGCAGCAACAAATTCTGCTACTCCCATAAAAGATACAATAGACTCACTTAATGCATTTATTAACGAACCAGCATCAACTGCAGTTCCAGTTCCATTAGCAAATTCTTCATCAACTAAATCTATCTCACCAGAAGTAGCATTAACTAACCAAACTAAAAGAGTTCTAAATTCTGTAGCTGCGTTTGTTGTAAGTGTTACAGTATGTCCAGTTCCAGGAGATCCAATTTTTACATAATGCAATTCTCCCCAACTGCTATTACCGCCACCTACTTGCTGTTGCTGTAATTTAGTAAAAGCTGGACTACTTTTATTATCACTGCAAGTTGCACCAGAGGCATTATTTACTTCGTGTTTAGTAAAACAAACAATATGAGTATATCCAGTTGAATCAAATGTAGCACTTGTCAGCGTTGCGCCAGCTGACGCTATCTCTGATCCAGTAGAAAATACTTTAGAGATAGACATTAGATATTAATTGATTTCTACAGATACTGCTGTGGTCATCGCTATAGATAAATTAATTCTAACTTCTGCTCTATCTCCTGCTTGAGCAAGATTTTGTAATGACATAGTAGCAGAGAGTGGAGATATAATTACACCTTGTCGTCTAGATACTTTATGTTGAAATTCTACTTCCCAAACTTTATCAAACGGTCCACCTTGACGAGAAATAAAAATTTGTAGTATTGCACTACCGTCAGATACATCAGGCCAACCTGGTGTAGTATAACGTAATCCTATATACTTAGTTCCAACAGGAAGATTAAATGGACCTAAAATCTGCTGTCCTAAAGGATAAGTAGTTTCTGGTAAATTAATTACTTTCATATTATGAACCTTTGTATTTTAAGCCATTCTACGAACACGCATCATTGTACGATTACTTCCTCTGATAGTAATCTGAGAAGCAGCAATTTCTGATCTTGCTTGCAGCTGTACAGTTCCTGGCGTAGAACCATTTACAATAATCCAACTTCCACGAAATGGAACATCTGAAGTAGCAGCATCAACTCCAGCAGTGCCAGTTCCAATTATAGCTGCGTCAGCTCTTTGAAGTGCAGAACCTAAAGCAGTTCCAGAAGTTGGATGCCATATCATTCCAACAACACTACCTGCACTGGGTATATCAAATGCTAGACCCATACCAGTAGTAGTTGCTGCTGATTGCATTACACCAATTACATCTACCTGATAAACTCCATTTGCTGCAGCTTCAAACGCAAGTCCTGTGACATTGGAAAGAGTAGTAGTACTATTAGTATAATCCGATCCAGAGAGTAGATAGTTACATTCATGATCTTGGTGTACAATTCGCATATCAGTGATCTGATCTGCACTGATTGTAGTATCGTTTGCTGGCACATAAACTATTGCAAGAACCACATCATTTGCAGTTCTTGCAGGAGGTTTAGGAGCAGCTGCTGCCGTACCAGCTCTTACAGCAATAGCTCCACCACTGGTAATAACTACTAAATCTAGACGTGGGTTTGTAGCATTTGCTGTAGTAATTGTAGCATTACCTGCAGTGAAATTCTTAAGTACACCATTACTAACTACCTGTCCTGCAGAAACTGCAACAGTCATATCTGGTGTACCTTGAGCAGTTACAGCAGCACCAGTTATGACATAGTTAGTTCCAGCAAGTCCTTCAACAAGAATCTCTAGCTGCTCTTGGAACAGAATGCTTTGTATGTCATTCTGTCCCTCTCCCTTGTCTGGAATAGTCCAAGGCATTGCAGTTCCTAGACGCTAGTCTGCATTGATCTTCGGAGTCACAGTGTAAGTGTCTCCATTGTTTGCAGGAGTAAATGATGTAGTTGTTTCCACATACATAAGAATTCCACTTACAGCCTGGTGCAATCCGTAACCGAAGATAGTAGGATTCGTAGTAAGTGGACCAGTGAAAGTAAACACTTGTGCAGCATTATATGTAGCATCTGTAGGACTGGTAGTACCGAAAGTCCAGTTTGCTCCAGTAAGACTCTTATCTGCATAGCCACCGCCAGTAGCTTTTGTGTAGCTACTAATAGTGTCAGTTTCTGCTGGCGTTATATTATTTGCAAAAAGAAATAGCGTCTGGTTCTGTGGAGCAGTCTGATTCAGAAAGTTACGCAGTGCCAGTTCTTCGCCATCCTGAGGAACAAAGATAGTCATGTCTGCTCCTAGTCAAAATAGCCAAATTTAGCTGCACGCTCAGGAGTAGGACGCCGTTTTTCAGGAATCTCACTGAGTTTAGCTTGACGTAGAAGCATAAGATCAAAAATCATTTCTTTAGCAACAGTAGTTCCTTCTACTGGATCACAGAAATGAATCTCTACTGCTCCATTAGTAGGATTGAAGTCAGCAAGAATACCTATATCCTTACCTCTCATGACCCACATACCACGACGAATCATGATACGTGTAGGAAGTACAAGTTGCGCATTTTCCTCTGCTTTTTTCTTAAAGAAGTTTCCGAAGATCATGATTATACTCCATCCCCTTCAACAATGTGCAAAGTGTTGCCTGCAACATCACCTATACATGTAAAGTGAGTTACAGAGAGTGGATCAAGATTAAATACTTCCACAGAATTAGGAAGCATACGAATTCCGTTTGCAGAAGTCGCAGGACCAACACCGCTACCACCAAAAAGAATCCAGGTAGTATTAGCTCCAGCATTTACTACTCGTAAAGCACTCAGATGAGAGCTGCGATTAAGAGCAGTAGCTGCACTAGAAACTACACCTACTGCTACGTTTACTGGAGTGTAATCAATCTTTGGATAGAATGCTTTATTTGAATACATTACTGATAACTCCTTCCATCTGCGTAAGGTTCGCTTCCCATAAGAAGCTGCATTTGTTGCGAGGTCGGTGACTTAAGATTTTCTGCAATTCTATTTACCTGTGACTCTTTTGCATTTTTTACTTGCTCCATCATCCACTTATTAAAATTCCTTCCATCACCGCCACGCTCAGTATACGCTTTAGCGAAGTTTTCAATCTGCTGGGGATTGGGCATCTCACCATCTATAGTGACTGTCTTAAATGCTTCACCAAGCGCAAGTCTTTTACGACGATCATAAGCAGCATAACCAAGGAATCTATGCATTGCGTCTATGAGTCGTGCCTCATCAAATGGCTTACCTCCACTCAGACGTATTAGACTGGAGTAGGAAAAGAGATCATTAGCACCAAGAATATTTCCACGAGTACTGGTACTGTAAACTGGTCCACCGTCCACTCCACGAAGAACTTGAGAAAGTCCTGCAAGTGGACGATTAATTCCTGAATGCTCAATTCCTTGAAGTACACTTTCCCAAACTGCACCACCATTGGCAACCTTAGAAAAACTTTCCTGCATACTACCAATGAATTTTCCAAAGACACTAACAATTGGAATATCTAGTGGATTTACTGGAATTATTGTAGGATGCCGAGGGTTAATATCTCCACGAGTATAGAGATTAGCTCCTAAGACATTACTAGGAATCCCATACATGAGGAAATCAGCAGCAGTATTACCAAATACTCCATAAGTCGCAGTATAAAGATCTCTGTGTTGTGTATTTCCAGATGCGGTACCAATAATATGCTGATTAATAAAACTAAAACCAGGAAGTCCATTAAGACCGTAAATAGTTCCTTGTAAGCCAAGAAGCATTGCTGCATCTTTTGCACTTCCCTCTCCTACGTAACGTAAAAGTTGTTGGAGAAGATTGAACTGATAGGTCTGGAAAAGACCAACAGCTTGACCAATGGGTCCTTGGAAAACTAGCGGTCTCTGGCTAGCAAGAATGTTTCCTTGAGTACGATTTACAAAAGTACGAATATATGTAATTGCTTCATCAGCACTTATAACTCCCACCTGCTCTGCAACATCTGTGATCTGCTTCATTACATGGGCTGCAACAAAGCGATTCATTTCTTCTGCATGAGAGTTACCAGTCCACTTCTCTCCTAAGTCTCCAAGTTTCTTAGCTGCAGCAAATGCTCTGCCCATACGAGCATTAAGATCAGTAACATTCTCGCTTCCACGAAGTGTAAGTTCATCAAGCATCCTGTGATACTGATTAGTGAGATCAGTCACATAACCTAGTCGCTTAAATTCATCAAGCAATGCTGGATTTTGAACAGCAGAAATGTAATCTGCATGAGCTTTTGCAATCATTTTCCCAGCAGATTTAAGTTGTACAGTGGAGCCAGGAATTGGAGTGCTCATAAGTTCTGCCAGCTTTCCTGCAGCTGCAGAATCATTTGCTTCTATTGCTTTAAGCAGTGAACGGGTCTCTGCTCCAAGCATTACTTGAGAACCCACTGCATTGTTTATTGCATTCAATGGGTCCCAGCGAAGAATTGTAGTTGCGAGTACAGCATTAGCCTCTCGTACAAATTTACTAAGAGCACCACGAGGAGCAGTGTGATTTGCAGCAATAAGAGACTCAACACTGTCATATGCAGTCTTAAGTCCATATCGCTCCATAGCAGAATTTACTGCATTCAAATCATCTACTGTGTAAGTCTTGTTCCAAGCACCACCAACTGCACGAGCTGCTTCACTAAACGCACGATCAATCATGCGATTAGCTGCACTCAGCATTGGATACTCTTGAATCTTACTGATATCCAGAGCTGTTTTAATGTAGTTTACATACGGATTTTTTACAATGTTCTCTGCAAATTTTCTATCGTATGCGTAGCGAGAAAGTGCAATGCCAGTATATTGTTCTCCAAGTTTTTCAAGTTCTGCAAACTCTTTCTCGTATCTCATGCTCACCATGTCGCGAGCAGCAATATCTTCCTGGCGCAGATGCCAATTCATGAGATCATCTGCAATTTGCTGTGGATCAGTTTTTGGAAGAAATTGACTATTCACACCACGACGTTTAAGATTTATATCGATATTACTATTGTGGAGTGTACGCTCGTAATCATACTGACCAATGGCTTTATAGTATTCTTCAGTCTCTCCTTTTGTAACTATTTTGTATTCTGAAGGAATACGATTCTTAAGCGCTTCCAGATCTTTAGCTGTAGCCGCATGCACCATGCGTACACGACCACTAGCTTCAGCAGTTACAGTCTCATCTACGACAAAGAAGAAATGATTGTAATCTCGTGGATCAGGTTTAGGAACATATACAACATCATGACGAAGAGATTGTTCTAAACCCTGTACTGCTCTACGTTCCTGTTGCGCAAGAAGTCTTTCACCATTACGCTGTACGTGATTACGAATTACTTCCAGAGTTTCTGGATTAGCAATCTGAATCTGTAGCGGAGCACCTTCCTGCACAGGTTTGAATTCTATGTTTCTTCCTGCACGTACTGCAGTTTCCCACTCTACTAATCGCTGAGGACGCAGCATACCATCTGGCATGAGAACATAGTTCTCTGCAGTACTGGCAAGACGTTGAAATATTGCTTGAAGTTCTAAAGCAGCTTCACTGTTTCCTTTAAGCTTAATGAGTGAAGGTTCTATAGTTCCACGAGCTATATCTCGTAAATTGTTTTTAAGTGCATTAGTGCTGGCTCCAATGCTTTCCATCATGGAAGCAAGAGAGCCATAGTTACCATTAGCAAAAGAAAATAGTCCACTACCTGCACCAAAGCGATTGGCACCAAGAATTGCTTGTTCTGGAATATCAAAAAACTGATCAAAGAAAGCACCAAACTGACTTGGAGCAGCAAGCACGTGATTAACTTGCTGCATGTGCAATTTTTCTTTTGCTTTCAGATAAGCAAGTCCACGTAAGAAGTCACCATTTTCTTTAATAATGTCTTGCTTATACCCGATCTGTGCCCACTGTGGAAGTTTATACAGATCATACTGTCCACGTTCCTCTTTCCATAAACCCTTAGCAATAAGATCAGCTTGGTATTCTTTCTGGTAGCTTTGGTATGCAAAGAGATCACGAGTCACATCATCAGATACTGCACCTTCTAGATAAGTTCTACGAACATTAAGAAGTTTTGCAATGTCGTCAGAATTTAGTGCTTCTCGTAATCTTTTCTGCAAAGATCTAGCTTGTGCATCACTGATGTTTCCACTCAAGAGATTCTTAACATGCAATCTCTCGCGAAGCAGATTAGCTGCAATCTCTTCTTTAGTCTGTGCAATATGAGAAAACAGAAGTCTGCCTTCAGCTTCAAAAACTTCTCCACTAAAAGCTTGTATCTTTACTCTTTTTCCTAATTCATACGCACGCTCAAGAAGAGGAAAGTCAGTAGCTTTTATAACATCTGGCAGAATCTCCCCAGTCACTGAACGTGCCCAGATGTATCTAGCTTCTACTTTCAGCGGATTGCTAAGAAGAGTATCTAAACCAATACTCTCTTTTACACTGAATAGCTGCTTTCTAATGAATCCATCTAAGTCTTTTTCCGTGTCAGAAATACCTATAACACGTGGTTTCTCACCAACTACCTTACCAGCATCATCTCCCCAGAGTTTAACATACATAATGCTCTTAAGTTGCTTAGCTTCTGCAGCCATACGCAACTCATAGACATTATCAATAAAACCAGTTGCATCTACTAGCTTACCACGATTAATAGAAGAGATTGCTTCATCTATATTTCTTACAATCTCATCCTGCTCATCTCCTCTGTAGATCTTTTTAAATCTCTCCAGTCTACGAATAAGACCTTTAGGAGAAAGTTTTTCCAGCTCCTCGCTTTCAAATGCTACTGCAGTACTTTGTTTAACTGCAGTATTACGCTTTATAAGTCTCTGTAGAGAACTAGAAATATCATCAACAGCTTGCAGAGAAACAGATTCATCACGAGCAATTTCTTTAGAAAGCTTAAGAATATCATTAACTCTGCCTACTTGCACAGAGCCAAGAATATTCTTCATTACCTGATCTGAATCCATTCCACGTAAAGCATTATACATGGATTCAGTTAAAATTTGGTCTCCTCCAGCCATCTCACCAAGCTGAGTACGAACAGCATTCCAGATACTATTATTACGTGTAGCTGCTTGCTGAGTGAATCGCTTAACAAAATCCTGCATAGCAGAATCTTGTCCAAGTTTCTTTGTTGCAAGTGCTGCGCCAATTTCTGGCTCTGGAGTATTCTTTAGTGCCTCAAGCCAAGTAACAATCCTATCAGAAGGAGAAACACCAGCACTAAGTTCCGGAGTAAAAGTATAAGCCTTTTCGATTTCATCTACTGCACTTACAGTCTTTTTGATTGTGCCAAAAGTCTTAGCAGCTGAAAATACACCGCCAATACCTGCACCTAGTACAGTACCTAATGCAATGTTTTTAACAATATCATCAATCTCCATATCTTCAAGGACAGGAGATTTGAACATGGTAGCAGCTACAGCAGTTTCAAATGCTGCACTCTGTAAAGCAGCATCTCCAAAACCACTGGCTATTGCACGAATAGTATTAGCATTGATGGAAGAGAACGTAGTCTGCGCTGTAGCAATCTGCCGTACACTCTGTGCAGTCCAGTAATCTACAGAAGGATTAAGAAGTCCTACTGCTTTACCTAGTGTACTGCCAATTCTACCAGTTTCTTTAGCAGCAAGTAAAGCTTTTTGCCCAGCACTAAGAACTTTAACACCTGCAAGACCAGGAATAAGACTGCTACCAATAAAACCTACAAGATCAGCAGCTTGTTTATTTTCCTTGTAGTACTGTCCCAGATCACTATCAAGCTCGCTTACCCATTCGAATGCGTCATTGTATTCTTTTTCTGCT